GGCCAGCCGTAGCTGACCCCATGAACATTCCAGAAACAGTCTGGCTCAGGCAGTGACGATCGCCACGGCCGATTCAGCACGCAGCACTCCCATTCCTATACTCTGCCTCGCCACGAGAAGAGTTGCCTGCATCTGGACGTTCCAGTCACCAGAAGTCATCTGGAGAGAGGGGCTCATCAGGGTCAGCACGCCAACCGCATCCTTGTTGAAGATGAGGCCATGGCACTTGCTCAGATCCTGGGCGTAGTCAGCGTTGTAATCACCCGCAACCAACGTGTAAGCAGGCTGCTGAATGTGATTGCTGGCAAGGATGGGGATCCCCCCAACTCGCATGGTGCGACCATCGGCGATCGTGCCGTTGGAACCATTGCCACCGTTGAAGTCGGTGTTAATACTTCTCGAACTCATCGTGATGGCGTAGTAGTCCTCAGGAGTGAAGACAGCCACGACACCATCAATGCCCACGTCCTTCTTCTCAAGCGCAATGCGCGCATCGAAGATGGCTTCCACCAGGGCGTCACCCTTGGCCTGGCGGGTAGCACCAGCGCCGGTGTAACCGGTGCCCAGGGTGATCACCTTACCCACGCGGCCGCGGTTGTCAGCCGGGCCGGCAGGCTTAGCAGCACCAGTCTTGGCCAGGGGCTCAGTGGTGGTGCTGGCAGCCGCGAAGATCATCCGAGCCACGCGCTTGTCGTACTCATAGGCCAGAGCACGGCCAAGCTCGGTGGTGTAGATGGAACGCACGTCGTAGTACGCCATCAGCTCGTCGATCTCAGGGATGGCCGCATCAGCGATCATCAGGGCATCGAGGTTGATCACACGCTCGTTCAGGTCCGAGGGATCATTGCCTTCGCCCAGAATCGGTGTGCCCGGCTTGTGGTAGCGAGCTGCCATCTTCCCGGTGATGGGGAAGGCAACGCTCTTGCCACCGCGAATGTTCCGCTCGCGGGTCTTGCCCTTGAAGATGCACGCTTCCTCAAAAGCAGTGAGCACCTCGGCGGCACCCAGCTTCAGGAAGAGAGCACGGTCCTTGTCTAGGCCAGCAGCGCCAGGACCCCACGTGGCGGCATCGCCCTTAATCTGACCAATCCGCTGAAGCGCGGCATCGGGAGGAGTAGCCATGAGTCTGTAAAGAGAAGTGATCGGGTCTCACTTCCGCCTTCACCAGCTCGGGTTATCCCCGCAGGGGCCCGTCAGTTGCAGGGGTGAGGAGTATTCCCTGCCCTGAAGGTACTAGAACACATCACTCCTGGCGAGCATTTCACGGACCTTCAGCCGGTAGGCGTCATCCACCTCATACAGCTTCTGGCCTTTCTCGTTGCGCTTGGACATCGCATCGAGCACCTGCTGCCTGGACTCGAACTTCTCCACCGCAGGTGGCCGACCACCGCTGATCAGCTTGGGTTCAGCTGGTGCTGCCGTGGCTGATGCCTTGGCCTGAATGGCCTTGAGCGCCCAGCTGATCGCCTGCTTGTTGCCGCCATCCACCACGGCGTTGTAGTCGGCCAGCTCAGCAGGCTCAAGGTTCTGCTGCGCCCAGGCGCTCAGCTGCTGGAATCCTTCATCGCCGCCAACCATGGCCTTGAGCTCAGACGCATCGGCGGCAGACAAGCCAGCACCTTCAGCAGCAGCAGGAACTTGAGCTTTGGAGACATAGTTCTCCACCACCTGGCGGGGGACGTTGAACACCTCGGCCAAGGTGTCGTAGTGGCTGCTGATGTCCTGGCCCTGGTCGGCCTGCCACATCACTTCAGCCAGGTTCAGACCCTTGCCAGCCAGGGCTTCCACAGCGCCCTGGCCGTACACCTGGACAGCCTGCTCTGCCGTGTAACCCTGGGCAGGTGGAGCGTCCTCTGAGGCTGGGGTGGGCTGAGGGGTCTGACCCAGCTTCCTTTCCAGTTCCTGGTAGGCCTTGGCCAGCTCCTCGGGAGAGTTGAACTTGCCCAGGATCTTCTGCTGTTCTTCCTGTTCCTGCTCAGCAATGAACTCATCAAGCAGTGACTCCTGGCCAGGGGCCACCATCCCTTGAGCATCAGCCTCAGGCTGGCTGAGAACGAGATTGGAATCGGTCATGCAGGGGGTTGCTCGGTTGGTTGATCAGTGGGTTGCTGTTGTGCCATCGCCATCTCCTGAGAGGTAGCGGCGGCATTGGCCAACTTCTGAGGGTCAGCCATCCCAGCTGCCATGGCTTGCTGGGCCATGGCCTGCTGCTGGGCCTGCTGCGCTTCTGCAGCAAGCTGCTGCTCGGTCTTCACCAGACCCAGTGGGCTGATGCCCATCGAGCTGGCCAGACGCCGGATCAGCTCTGTTGGGATCACGTACTGCGCCAACCCTTCAGGGCCGATCGTCTGCTGCAGGATCTGCATGAAGCGAGCTGTCTTCTCCAGGTCGTTGCCGCGGCCAACAGCAGCCAGGCCAACGCTGACCATCGGCTTCACCAGGCCCTCCGGCAGCTGGGTCATCCCACCACTGCGGGTGAACAGTTCGAGCTTGCGGGCGATGTACTTGCTCTGGAACTCAACCGTCAACACGGCGTAGATCGACCCCAGGCTGTTCTCCAGCTGCAGGGCCTGGAGCCGCACCTCTTCAGCCGTGACCCGCTCGGCATCACGCATGTCGGCCAGCATGAAGGCCTGGGCCAGTCGGGCCTCAATCCGCTGCAGAGCGGACATCGCCACGTTCAGATCACCACCCTTCTGCACCTGGATGGTGAAGACATCATCCGGGTTGCCAGGCAGGTAGGCGCCGTTCGGGGCTTCAGCTAGCTGTTTGGCATTGGTGACACCACTCGGCTTGACCAGATGCTTCACCTGGGCCGACACCAGCGCACCCTCGGCCATGGCCTGGCTCAGTGCTTCAGCGGTCTGCAGATCAGCGATGCAAGCCGACTCCACATAGCCGGGGCCATAGCTGCTGCCATCCACACGGATCATGCGCAGCGGCAGCCAGGGCGATGCCTCAGCCGATGCAGTGCCGCGGCTGCCCTCAATCTCCTTGCCCTTGACCTCCTGGTGCCAGCGGACCTTCCCCCCTTCCCAGACGATGTGGGTGTAGATGCGAACGGACTTGTCGAACCTGGGGACAGGCACCTCGCCGTCGATGATGCCCTTGAGCTCCTGGTCCTCTTCCTCCAGCACCTTGCGGATGGAGCCAGGCAGCGCCTCATAGCTGATCTCCTCGCACACCACCGCCTCAATCGGGTTGCCCATCGGGTCCCGCAGCAGCGTGTAGCGGTTCAGGTGGAAGCACTGCAAACCCTCCTCGCTCACGTACAGCAGGCAGTTGCCTGCCACGATCAGGTGCACCAACGCCTCATGCACGGCCACACGGTCGTTGCTGGTCTCGATGGTGCGCAGCACTGACAGCTCAAGGCGGTTGAGGGTCAGCTCGATCTCAGACTTCATCTGAGCGATCTGATCCTCTGTCGCACCAGTCCGCGCCAGCGCAGCCTCCTGCTTCTGCAAGGCGATCTCATCCACCGTGAAGCGGAAGAAGGACTCAGTGGGCGGCAGCAGGGCCAGCAGCAGCCGGCTGGCCAGGTTGTGAACACCCCTGGCACCGATGCCATTCCACGGCAGCACGAAGGTTTCGTTGTTCTCCCGCACCGGCTCGTTGCTGGAAGGGATCAGGTACGGCACCGTCAACCGGGACGATGACCGTGCTCGACTGAGGTAGTTGTCTCGATCCGGCTGCAGTGCGCGGTAGCGAGCTTCTGCTGTGGCCATGAGTTACACCGCGATGTTGGCGCCAGAGCCAACGCCCTGACCTGTTGCACCCATCCGCAGTGACGCGGATGTTGACCGTGCTGCAGCAGCAGCCCGCTTGCCCTTGGGTGCCACGGCAGCAGTTGGCCCCTGGGTGTCAGGTTGGTCCGCAAGGATCCGCAGCGAGCTGGACACTGCCCCTGCATTGCGGCCCATCACCTGACTCTTGCGCTGCGCTTCGGCTTGAATCGCTGCCTGCCGTTGCCTTGCTTCATTCAAGATCGCCCCTTGTCGCTGTTCAGCGGCAGCCTTGATTGAGCTCTGCTGCTGCTCCGCTTGAGCATTGATCGCATCCAGCTGTGGCTTAAGTCCGGCCTGCGCCTCTGCCAACTGCTGCGCCTGTTGCTGCTGCAGCTCTGCCACAAGGCGCTGCTGCGCGGTGCTCTGCTCTGCCATCTGCTTCTGCAGCGCAGCTTGCTGCTGTTGCTGTTGCTGAATGATGGCTTGGCGTTCAGACGCAATGCGCCGCTGGTCTGCACGCTGCTGGTCGCGCCGCTGCAACTCGGACTGAGCAGCGTTGTACTGCCCCATCCGGGAGTTGTAGTCATTCATCGCCTGGGTGTAGATCTGCTCGGACGTGTCCTCGCCGTTCAAGGTCCAACGAAGGTATGGGCCGCTATCCCCCATCAACTCCTGCATGGATGCGTTGATGTCATCAGGGCGCTGGATGCTGCGCAGTGCATCGTCGCCCTGCTGCTCAAAAGGGATGCTTGGAGCCCCGCCGCCACCGTTGCACATGACCTACACCCCGATATTCAGGCCAGCGCCAGGAGCAGAAGGAGTGCCGCCTGTCGTGATCTTGAGCGATGCCTTTGGCTTCTCTTTCTTCTTGATGGTCTGCGTGGTCTGAGCCCCTTCCGGCACTGCCGATTCCGTTGCAGTGACGCCATAGGCCGTCGAAAGGCTGCCGCCAGCAGCTGCTGCTGCAGCTGAGACATCCTTTGCCGCTTTGCCTGCAGCAGCAGTTGTCAGATCAGCAGCCGACTTCTCCGCGGATGACACCATCCCGGAAGCACCCCGCTCAGCGGCTGACACACCTTCTGCTGCACTGCGCTCAGCTGCTGCAATCGCGCCAGAGCTGGCAGTCTTGGCCGCTGACAGCTCCGACGCATACCTCGACTGGAGAGCCTCAGTCTCCTTGTTGGCTGCGTCGATCTGCGCCTGCAGCTGCTGCTGGAAGGCAGTCTGCTGCTGGGACATCTGCTGCTGGTACTGCGCCAGCGATGCACGGTTGGCATCAATGTCGGCCTGACTGGGGCCCTGGTAGATGATCTGCGGCGCCTGTGGCGCACTCTGCCCAAAGCACATGACGGTTCTCCTAGGTGATGCTGAGGCCAACGCCCCGCGCTGAACTGGTCGCCGTAGGGCGATCAATCCGCAGGGATGTCTTGCCCTTGCGGGCGGTCTCGGTGTTCTTCCGTTCAGGGCTGATCACTGGTGCTGATGCCGACTTCTCTGGAGGGGGAGCCCCAACCAGAACAGACATCTGGCGAGCCTTCTCCATGGCCAGCTCTTCCTTCAACACCACCAGCTGACCTTCCTGCGCCTTGGTCTGCGACTTCATCAGTGCATCCCGTGAGGCATCCGCCTGGGCCAGCTTCATGTCACGGATCTGCCCCAGCAGATCTTGCTTCCTCTGGAACGCACTGTTCAGCTGCATCTGCATCAGCTGCGACTGCCCTGAAATCTGCTGATCCATCGCCGCCTTCTGCAGCTCAAACTCCCGGTCATACGCCCGAGTGTCTGGCATCACGATGGTTGCTGGGCTCCCGCCACCACCACTGCACATCTCAGCAGTCCTCCAACTTGAACGCACCTTCTTCCTGTTCCTCCAGCTTGTTGGCCAGCCAGCGGACAACAGACACCTGCCCCGCACGGAACCAGACCTCCCGCTCGTTCCAGTCCAGATCAGCAGCACGCTCTGGGAACTGAGCCGCCAGAGCTGCCACCAACTGCTCAGTCAGACGAGGGAAAGGAACCACTGCACAAGTGCACCACAGCCTCAGGCTACCGGTGGCTTCCACAGCAGCGGAATACCCCGGTCATGGTCGTACTCCCCTGGCCGGAGGATGCGAGCACAGCGGGCCTGGGTGATCGCATAGCGCTCATCGAAGCCTGCCTTCTCATAGGCCCGTCTGACTGCAGCCCACATCTCACCCTCGTCCTCGCAATCCGCCAACAGCTTGCGAGCTGTGACCGGGCCGTACTTGGGGCAGCCGGGGTAGTTGTCCGCTGCATCGCCGGTCAGGGCCTGGCTGTAGAAGGCCATGTCCGCATCACGCTGCGTCACCTCGATCAGACCTTCCTCCCGCAGGTGCATGCCTGGCAGGGTGAGCATGTCCTTGTCCTGGCTGACGATCACATCACCGGGTTCGCAGAGGATCCCCAGCACGTCGTCACCCTCCACCTCGGGCAGGGTGGCGATGGACCAGCCGCGACCAGGGGCAACGGTCTTCACCCACTCGACCAGTCGGGGATAGCCAGCTGGCTTGCGGTACTTCTTCCTGGTGGCCTTGTACGCCGGCCAGAGGGAGTGCCGAAAGCTCGGACCCTCACTGAAGACCAGCACTGCATCGAAGTTGGGCAGCTCTTCCATGAACTCAGCGATCTGGTCCTGGAAGCTGGCCTGCGCTTCGCCATGACGGCAGAAGTAGGTCCAGTCGTTCGGCGCCCACTCTGCCTCGAACTCAGCTCCTGCCGCACAGCGGTACAGGAACAGCTCAGCATCAATCAGCGCTTTCATCGACCTCGAAATCACGGATAAGACGGTCGGCCACTTCATTGATGGCCAGGTGACAGATGCGGGCCTGCTCCTTTGGTGGCGCCCAGGTGCGAATCATGCAAGCGATCTGGCGCACCACCGCCTTCGTAGGAGTCGTGTCGTCGATGTCGTATTCCTGGCTGGACAAGAACAGCTGATGCAAGGCTTCTATCTGGGTCATTTGACGATGATGGCGTTGGAATCAGGCCAGCGGTTCTTGGCATACAGCCGGGCCTTGGCAGCAGTGGCAGCGCGGATTGTCACCCGCATCGGCCTGGTGTCGGGCATCGTCACCAGCAGGTTGTAGAGCTTGGTCCGCTCACTGGGCAGCGGCCGACTGATGCCATCACCCAGGGTGGGCTGCGGGCCCTCCATCGTGGGAGGGATGGAGTAGTTCGGGACAAAGCGGGGCATCACTCGTTCTCCATCTCAAGAACGCGCTGCATGGCGCGGATGTAGCCGTTCCAGTAGTTGGCACCAGGCACGTAGTTGTCCCGCTGGCAATCGTTGTACTGCTTGTACGCCCACTCCAGCGAGCGCTTGATGTCGCCCAGGGTCACATCAACCTGGCGCTCTTCATTGACGTTTGATGTTGCGGCAGTCATAGATCCTCGTTGTTTTCTGAGTGCTGCCCACGCTCCACAGAACGCTGCAGCTGTTGTCGTAGACAGTGCTGATA